CGCTTGACTTATAAAACCCCGTGAACGCTTAATTGCGTCTATTACTTGTTCTTTGGTGTATTTTTGTTCGCTTGCCATTTGATTAATTTATATATTTAAAAAAAATAACTCATTATTATTGTCTTATTGTAAACCTAACAAATTCCACACAGCCGCTTCATAAGTTTTGCCGTGCTTTAATAATTCTTGTTTTACTATTTCGTATTCTTGTCGTGTATAATTTAGAACAATCTTTTCGTAATCGTCCTCACTTGCTTCAAGTTTGTTGTTAAATACCAGCGGCTCAAATTCCCACTCTTTCAAGTTCAAGTCAAATTCATTTGACAAATCGTCAATTACTTCAAAATCAAAATCTATTCCTACTTTTGCCGTTTGGTTGTCTGCTAATGCCAGTTCACGTCCCTTCTTGGAGTTAATAGAAACATCGTTTCGTTTGACTGCGATTATTTCATTGCCGTCTGTTTCTATAATCTTAATATTTTCCAATCCAATTTGTCCTGCAACTTCAATTACTCCATTACCAGCAATAATATTATTGTCTTTATCTAACAAAATAGAACGACCAGCACCTAACTTAGAAAGAGACTTTTCCAGTAGTCGCATTCCTTTTTCTGTGTGCTTATTTGCGTTTTTGGTATCAAAGTTCAAATCTTTGATTGTCGCTTTATCCATTTTGCTTTCTTGTTTCATTTTACCCATATTTCGCTCATAAATCGCCGCTGTTGAATTTTTGTCGCCTTCTTAATGGTTTCTATTGGCTAACACCCAAAAACTTCACCACGGCTCTTAAAACACTTAATAATTAATTTCAAAAAAAACAAAGTCCTTATTATTATATTTATTATTATATTATATTATATGTAATGCATTAGTACATTTTGTACTTTTGCATTAGTACATTTTGTGCTAATGCATTAGTACATTTTGTACTGATGGATTATTTTTAAGAACTTACAAACTTTTATCAAGAACTTACATATTATAATTGTTGTTTAATCGTATCTTTTCCTTAATTGCAATTTCTGTCAAATCAATTAATAATTGATGCAATTCAAGCGTGGAGAATTTGGATAAACTTTTTGCCTTTCTTGCAAGTTGATTTAATCTTTCCATGCCAATTTCATTTTTTAATTTAGTTTCAAAGACTTGTAAATTGCCCTGTTGAATTACGTTGCATTCATAACATTGTACACGGACGTTATCCAAGTCCCACCTGGTTCCAAAATAACGACGACTATGAAAATGTCCACATTGCAATTGATTAATTGGCAAAACTTGTCCACACGTGTAACAAGTATTAGTTCCATTCACTGCGTCTCTATTTCTTACAATCATTGACAACAATTTATCTAATTGTCCGATTAATTTACTTCTTGCATTCATAATACAAAATTAACATTTATCAATACAGCAATTTTACGTAAATTTCTTTGATTGTTCGTATTTAATTTTGTAAAAAAATTATAAGTTAATATTATGGAATTATGGGTTGACGTATTTAAAACTGGCGAGCACACCGATAGCAGTGGCGACACGCAGACTTGGACAGAAAATGATTTAAATGAAATTGCAAATCTATATAATCACCAAAACCCCGACGAACAGCACCTTGCACCCGTGGTTTACGGACACCCGTCAAGCGAGGATGCAGCATTAGGTTGGGTGGACAAGTTGAAAGTTGAAGGCAATATATTAAAAGCTAAATTAGTTGATTTAAGCGAGCAATTGATACAATCAATCAAGGATGGAGCTTATAAATTCCAATCAATCGCTTTATACCCAAACAAATTACTGCGGCATCTTGGAATACTTGGAGCAGTGCCGCCAGCAGTCAAGGGTTTAAAGCCTTTATCTGAATATTTCTCAGATAGCAAATTTCTTTTATTTGAATTTGCCGCAAATGACATTAATGATATAGAGAAAATCAAAGAATACATCCGGCAAAAATACGGCGAAGATGATTATCAAATAATGTTGAAAGATTTATTATTATTAAAACCAGAGGATAACCAAATGGACACAACAACACAAAATAACAACGTACCAGTAGATAACACACAAGCATTAAGCGAGGCAAAATTTAGTGAAATGGGTGCAAAAATTAAAGAATTAGAAAGAAAGAACGAGGAGTTGGCTTTTGATTTATTCTTTAATGAGTTAGCATTACAAGGTTATGTAATTCCAGCACAAAAGGAATTAATTAAGAGTATCGCAGTTCCAAATTACCAATTTGGAGAAGGAAAAACACTACTGACAAATCTAACAGAATTAATTAAAACGTTTCCAAAGCAAGTTGAATTTAAAGAGGTGGCAAAAGAAGCACCACCGACAGATGAAATTGACGAACAAACTAAACTACTTGTAGACTTAATTAAAGGAGCAAGATAATGAGCGATTTAGGGATAACAAACACAGGAAACATCGGTGTAAGTAGTATTTTCTACAAAAACACTGATACTTATGAAATAAAGGGAACAATTGAAAGCGGACAAGGCATTTTACCCGTTGGCACGGTATTAAGCAAGAATGTTGCAGGCACTAAATACATTAAGTTTGCAGGCACAGACACAACGAAAATTGAAGGTGTCCTGGGAGAAGACGTGGACGCAACAAGTGGCGACGTTGCAAACGTTGTAATTTACGTGCACGGGCAATTCTTAACTAATGAATTAACAGCAGGCGTTGCGTTAAGCGATGGTGCGTATAAATACGGAACTTTAAATTTTAAATCGGAGATATAGATATGTCTATTGATATGATAACAAACTGGAGAAGCTTAACAGCGGGTATTAATAGTTTTAATACACAGCCAACATTTGCGTTGAAAAATATCTTTCAAGCAACTGAAAGCCACGCATCTGATATTATAGATTGGGAGGTTTGGACAAGGACGTCTAAATTAGCATCATTTGTAAGCGATACTGAAAGTCCTGTACCAAGCTCCAAAGGAACTGGCGTAACTTATTCTGTTAAGATACCAAAAACAGCAAACATTAAATTATTCACAGCAAAAGAATTAGCCGATTATAAAAGGCTCCAAGACGCTGGATACATACAGAATGCAAGCCAAAGACTGCAAGCACAAGCACAATTTGTAACCGACGAATTGAAATATGAACAACTTGCAGTGATGCGGACACGTGAATATATGGCGATGAAATTACTTGTTGATGGTGCATTAACCGCTGGCAATAATACAATCACTATGAATTACGTTACCAATAAGCAAACATTCACATTAACAAGTGGGAATAAATGGAGCGATAACGGCGTTAATCCACTTGATACAATAGATACATACAAATCAGCAATAATGAAACGTTCAAATGCAGTTCCTAATATTTGCTTATTAGGCTCCAACGCCGCAAGTTATTTTAAGAAAAATGATACTATTCTTAAGCAATTAGACGCCAATAATTACCGCACTGGTGCGTTAGACCTAACACAAGGTATCACAGAAGGTTCAGTAGTATTTTTAGGCACAATCCGTGGTATTAGTTTCTTTGAATATTTAGGCACTTATGATGATGGCGGTGTTGCAACAGATATTATGAATGCAAATAAGATTTGTTTGTTGGCAACGGACGGTTCATTCAGAATGCACCACGCACCAATTATTAAAACAGACGGTATATTCCAAGACGATATTTACGTAAGAGTAACAGAGGATCCGTATGGCAATTGGAAAAGCTGGACAATTGAACAAAAATCATTACCAATAGTTCACAATAAAGATTTAGTTATAAGTGCAACGGTAGTTTAATATGTACATAACAAGCGATTATTTTATTAATATAATGACCGAACGAGCAGTTGCTCAATTAACTGATGATGTGAACGGAGAAACTATTAACACAGATTTAGTTAATCTTATAATTGCTAATCAATCCGAGTTAATTGACAATTATTTAAGGGGGAGATATTTACTCCCTCTTAAAAACTCACATTATATTCTTAAAGCAATATGTTTTGATTTGACAAAATACGAATTATACAAGCGGCGCAATGCGGTGAACGACGGCATCAAAGATAGTTATATGCAAGCAACGAAACTATTAGAGGACATTAACACAGGAAAGATTATATTGAACGAAGACAATATGAGCCAATCATTTATTTACATAACCGATAAATCGGTATATACCAATGACTTATAGTGAAATAGAAAATAAGATTGTAGAAAGATTAAAGGAATATTTGCCAGGTTATGAAGTTGTAAGTTATCCGAGCAGACCGGAGGACTTTCAATTTACGCACCCGTTGGCATCAATATTAGTAAAGTTCCAAAGCACGCAATACGTCAAGCAAGCCGCAATGATTAATTATGAAGTTCACATCATTAGTAGAAGTCTAATTGGAGCAGAAGGCTATGATTTATTGGAAAAGACACGGGATATATTAACAAAAGACTTTGAATTAAACGGAACAAGATTTTATGTTGTCAGTGAACAACAATACGATTATTTGGATGGTAAATGGTTTTATCGTTTATCAATCAGTTTACCATTTTTGACTTTTCAAGGATATTAAA